TTTGGTGTGACATGGCGCGTAGTCATGGCAAAGGTGTTCCCTCCTTCACGAGTTGGAGCAAAGGCTGCATTCGCCGATATCAAGGAGCCTGAGGAATCTCTTGAGAAAGGAGAGGATGAACTTGAAATACCTGTTACTGAGGAGTTAGATCAAGAGGCTGAGGAGAAGATTCGAGAGGTAACGCCTCCACCGTCACCTGCTCCAGTTCAGGCTCAGGCCCCAAAGAAGGGGAGGAAGGCTCAGGCGGTAATGTGACGCCAAGAATCGACCATATACTAGATTCGCGTGGAGGAGTATACATAACCATTCGATGATCGATAAACCAAACTTTTTCCTTTTCAGGAAAGGTTAGAGGTGAAGCTGTTCCACATGGAAAAGGTTTTAGTGATATCTGGTTACAACGTTCGCATGAATACACAGTCGGTCGTTCTATAACCATTTCAGGTGTGAGAACTCGAACCGATCCACGTAAACATCGTTCAAGAAATGCAGTAGGATTCGTCCATCCTTCAGATAGAAATTGTTCATATGTATGTTCAGATAAGCGTGACCAAACAGAGTCTCGCTCAATCCATCCATCTTCTTGCAGTAATGTTCCAAACGGTGTAGATTTATACCATAATAATGAAACATCTCCATTTTGATCGAGTTTGTGTTCAGAGACGCCTACTCGATCAAGGTCTTCTGGATCATATAACCAATACACATTCGCATGAGTATAGGTTGGATCACGCGCGCCTCGAAAGACTTGACGACCCGCCATCGTCCATAAATCTGAAACGATGTCCATATCGTGTTCTGTAATGTCTGAACTCACCGGATAGACAATTGTTCGATCAATTATTGACAACATATCCTTAATCAAATGTAACCTTTACAGGAACATCATGTATACGCACTGACTTTGTAGCTGAACGACTTAATTCATGTCGTTTACGACGTTCACCGTCTTTAGGTTGAAGTACTTGTGAATTGGTTTCCATATCACTATGAATCTCATCATAATGAGTTTCAAGATAGTCTAATACTTCATCTTGAATCGCCCATTCGAAAAAGTTGAGTTGACCTACCGTTGTATCCAAACCGCGAAACTGAATTCGCTTCCATCGACAGAACGGATCAAACATCTTTTTATTGTACGCCTTCAGATGAGATTTGTATACTAAATACACAATCACATGACGATTTGACTTTGTAAGATACGATACATTGTGCTTCTTCGAATAATTGGTGACAAACCAATCGAGTAGTCGTAAACTTATCTTCGATGAACCCGAAAGGACATCTTGGATCCGTTGAAAATGATCAGGGGTTGCATAAAATCCTTCAAGTCGATGTAATACCCATTGTTCTTTGCTTTGAATCGCCTCCATACTAATTCTATATTTCAGCGCTGAAAATGAGTTTCAAACGTTGACGTAAACTAAACGCAATGGAGTCTGTTGTTTTCGAATGGTTGAGAACTCCACCGTATACACGTATTCATAGACGCTTAAGACCGCTTATAATGCTCTTCAAATTACTGGTTCCATCTATGAGTTATACGAAGATTCGACGCACTGTAGTAGAAGCTACTGAAACTCTCTTGAAAGGTGAATTAGGTCGTATTTGGATGAGAGATCGTTGTGTTCGTCGAACGATACGAGTGTATGGCGCAAACGATCAACGCACAGATCAATGGCATGCGAAACGAGGCGAAATGATTACAGCCTCTGAAGTCTCAGATGTATTCGTAGGAGGTGAATCCCGTAGACGAGTTATACTTCGAAAACTAGAACCACCGTCTACCTCATCAAGCTCATCGGTTCCTGCACTTATTTGGGGAACACGATTTGAACCGATCGCAAAGTCCCTGTATGAAGAAGAAACACAGTGTACGATTACAGATGTATCGTGTGTACAACATCCAGTCTATCCGTTTCTCGGTGCTTCTCCTGATGGAATTATATTCCCTAACGATCGTTCGTTCTCGAATCAACATCGAATTGGTCGATTGATTGAATTCAAATGTCCTATTTCGCGTCCTGAGTCAGTTGGAATTCCAGATGCCTATGTACATCAAATGCAGCTGCAAATGGAATGTACGGGAATCGATGAATGCGAATATGTTGAGTTTCGTTTCAAACAAGTGTTCTCTTCTGAATGGGTTCGATCTTCGAATACAAAAGGAGTCTTTGCAGTCTTTGACACTGGACGTGTAGAGTATAAACCGATGACGATGGATCTTGCGGATTGGCAAAGACAATTGAAAGAAGAACCTCAATTCATTTATTGGATCATTCTATCTACTAAAAAAGCATTCGTATCGAAAGATCCTCAATGGTTACCGAAACATCTAGAAGAACTGAAATCGACTTGGAATGAAGTACTTCTACATCGCGCAGCAGGAACACTGCCTCCATCAACAACTACACCTAAAGTCGTTACACTTGACATTTAATGACACCTGGAAAGTAGTATCCTTCAGAATGTATATTCGCATCAGGAAACCATTGATCAGGCATGACAATTTTTCGATTCTGATTCAGATATGCGCCCCACCATGAAAAGCTCGAGTTGGCACAAATACCGCCTGCACACTGACTCATTAAGTACAATGTATCAAGTTCAGGTTGAAGTACAAGCGTATACTGAATCTCTTTCAAAAATGGACGTTTCAGTGCGTAGTCTACATCGTTTGTAACGACAAAGAAGTGCGCTCCTGGAAAGAGTGCGATTGCACGTTCGTAATATCCATCTAAGTGAAGATCGTGATACGGATTATCTACGTAATCACCTCCTCGAATATGTAGAAAAATCCCTTCATGAATACCTGTGTATCGAGTAAGTACATCCTTTGGAAGCGAGAGTCGTTGAACAAAGTCTGGATCGACATATCTCCAATTTTGAAAATATCCATGTAGTTCTGGAGATTGAATGAATCGTAGACGCGAAGACCAATCATAATAGATGAAATTAGGCTCATTAACACGTTGTGTGAATTCAATTGGAAAAGTGATATGTAAATGTCCGAAGTGTTTGAAGATCGTGTTAAAGTAGTCTGTAGATGAATGAGGTGAAGGGTTCTTAATCGAGTTAATATAGGTATTTCGCCGAGTTCTTCGACCAATGTGAAATAATGCAGCAAGTTGAAAGAGTTGGTTTCCAAGTCCACCTGCTAATGCTACAGTTAATGTTGGCATTTGAGTATTTCTTCACTATTATTTAAATACCTGAAACGCTGAAACATAATGAGTGTTACCTTTGTAACTGCCTTCTTAGATTTACATGAATCAAGACCTACAGATCGATCCGCTGAACGTCGTATTGAATTCTTTAAAAAGCTCGCTGCAACAGGCGTTCGACTCCATGTATTCGTCAGTCCAGAACACGCAGACTTACTCGGTCCCTTCAATGGAGTCAAAGAAGTCATTTCGCTTGAAGACTTGGAACTATTCGCAGTGTCCCCTGATGGACTTCCTGAAACTCGAAACCATGATCACGATACTCGTAACTTTCTCATTTTAATGAACTCAAAAATTGAATTCGTACAACGAGCCATATCCGATTCACGTCATTATGCGTGGATCGATTTCAATATCTTTCACATCTTTCAAGGAGTTGAAGAACAAGCAACGCAATACCTTCAGTCACTCTCTCAACGGTTTTATCCAGAAACCTGTCTGTATTTTCCAGGTTGCTGGGGAAAGTCTGTCTTCTGGGAATCGGTAAATTGGCGTTTCTGTGGAGGATTCTTTCTAGGAGATGTAAAGTCATTGAATGCATTCTATTCACTGTATGTGCGCGAATACCCTCGTATTCCACATCTTTCATGGGAAGTCAATGTTTGGGCTCATCTTGAAACGTTAGGATGGTCTCCAACTTGGTATTCTGCAGATCATAATCTTCGCATTCTAGACGTTCCAGCCTTTCCGATTGTAGCAAGTTTAACAACCATTCCTCCACGCGAACAAGAATGTCGTGCAGCCATTGATTCACTTCTTCATCAAGTCGATCATATCTATCTTGCAATTTCAACACACTATCGTCGATTCGGAGACTATACTCCACCTACATACTTAACGGAAGAACCCTATGCGTCAAAAGTCACCGTCTGTCAAAGCGAAGATTTTGGTCCTGCTAGCAAGTATATTGGTACAACTCCGCCTGACGATACATGGGTGTTTGTATGCGATGACGATCAAGAATACGCAGCTAACATCATTGAACGAATGCGGAAGTCTGTTCAGACAGTCGGAATCTATCAGAATCACTATCGATCGATTCAAGAAAAGACCTCTGGAGGAATGGTGCATGGATATGTAGGAAACCTAGTACATTCGTCTATACTCAAAGGTCTTCGTTCGTTCCCTCTTCCTGAATGTGCTCGATTCGTAGACGATCAATGGGTATCGATGTATTGTCAACTTCATTCTATTCCAATCATGCCTACAGAGGTTGAATCGTATTCTGAAATCTTTAAAGTGACTGAAAACGGTCATGAGAAACTAGGAACACATTCGTTGTCTGGACTCAACACACGGGCAGATAAAGTACGAGAACTTGAATCCTATTTCGGCGTTTCCTTTTTAGACAAGAGAGCTTAACTATAATATGCAACCACACTGTATCTATATTAACCTAGATCGGCGAGAGGATCGACGTGTAGAAATTGAATCTGAACTGGCTAAAATGAATTTGACGGCTGAGCGATTTCCTGCCATTGCTCGTAGTCCAGGTGGACTTGGATGTACTCATTCGCATCTTGCAGTTTTAAAACTAGCACGGGCTCGCGGTTACGAATCTGTGTTGGTCTTTGAAGATGACTTTGCATTTTGCGTAGAACCCGAAGAGTTTCATTCTGCAATGAAGTCAATTCCGTCTTCATTCGATGTGATTTTGCTTGCCTATAATTTGATTCGAGGTAGTCCTACAAATCTACCTACCTTAGGTCGTGTCTTCGAAGCACAAGCTGCGAGTGCATACATCGTTCATTCACGCTATTATACAACATTGATTGAACAATGGGAAAAAGGCGTTGAACTCTATGAAGCAAATCCTCATCAACATTGGTTATACATTAACGATCAGTATTGGAAACCTCTTCAACTCAAGGGTACATGGTATTACTTCGTTCGTCCACTTGGAATGCAGCGACCAAGTTGGAGTGATCTTGGACAACAGTATATGGATACATATCGGTAATTTGAAGAAATCCATTTAGACCACGTTCGTCTAGGAACCGATCGTGCCACGAACTTATCAGACCATTCGTCAATCGTCAGTCTATTTCCCATACCACGATTGCATTCACCACAAATAGGCATTAGATTATCAGATGTAGTCATACCACCTTTAGATTCGGGTATGATATGACCACATTCGTGTGCAAAGACAGTGATCTTGCTCGTACACCATTTGACAGGACATTTAACCGAAAACGTTTCCCCGTTGACTTTTAACCATGTTTCAACACGTAGATGTTGAGGAATCTTCTTCTTTTTGTATTTTTCCATTAAACTACTTCTACCTCACAGCTGTATATGCGTTCACTCGAAAGGGAGTTGCCATTCCTGAAACTTGCTCTACAAAGGATGCATACGGCATATGATTTGTCCTCTGATCGTACGATGAATGTTCAGTTTCTTCAGTTCGCTCGGTCTGTCGCGTATCGAGTAACTTTGGAGGGAGTTGTTTATATCCGCTTAACACATTCAATACGAACCAAAGGACAGCAATTCCTATCACTAAAACGACAATATGAATCATTGTTTTACTCGGCGAAGAGAAAACGAACTCTTCCTAAACTAGTAGAAAAGGGAGCATAATGGAAGAAGATCGAGCCCTTTCAATTTTACGTGTCCTCTATGAACGTCGCAAGCTTCCGACCGAAACGAAACCTCTAGCCTCCACTGGATTAAAAGATGTAAGTGCATACACACTGGGTGACGTTCTAGTCATCTTCAGTCAGAAGGATAAGATGCTTGAACGTGATATGAACACCTATCTCGCCTATGCAGTTGAGAATCAATATACAAACGGTATGATTGTAGTTTCCAGATCAAAACCCTCTGCAAATCTTATGAATCTCATTCGAACTACATTCATCAAAGAGCGACTTCAGTTCTTCCATCTACGTGAGCTTCAGATGGACATTACAACTCATCGAATGTCTGTACCGCATCGTATTCTATCGGATGAAGAGGCGAAGGAGATTCTAGATAAGAATCGGATTGTAAAACCTGAGGATCAAATGCCTTGGATTGATTCACAAGACATTCAAGCCCGTTTTATAGGCGCAGTTCCAGGAAACATTATTGAAATTACTCGGCACAGTGATACGGTTGGAAAGAGTCTATACTATCGGTATTGTGTTGCTGACGTAAATGTTGCCTAGTCACAATGAATGATCCAACGGCTCCCGCAACGATGGAAGACTTAGAAGCCAAATTTCAATACCATAAACGTATTTACGATACGCTGGTAGCTGAAACACTTCGAACAAATGATCTGACTAAAATCGATCAAGTCTTAACAGCCACACAAACTATGAGTGAATCTCTTTCTGACATGCTAGCTCAGTCCGCTAAATCAGGGACTACCGTTCAACAAGAAGAATTGATTCGTCGAATCATGGAAATTCAAAGAGATTACAATGGACTCTTAGTGAGTACAGATAAACTTGAAACGTTACGACGAATTCATCAGTTCATGAGTGTACAACAGGATGCGGGTCTACGAATGTTTGGAACGTTTTTCATTGTTGCCTCACTAGGAATTCTAGTTATGATTATGAGAACGTCTGGACCGCAACCGCGACTCCAATAAGTAATGCAAGTACTACAACGCGTGTAATTAAGGATGTATAGTCAATCTGAGGAGGTATTTCTTTAGTTGAAGCTACCAATTGATCTGCAATTGCAGGACCTTCATTCTGCAATTGTTGAGCTTTCTTATGAAGCGTATCAAGTTCAGGATTCGCATCTTGATAGTCATCTAAAAACGTCTGGATATAAAACTGATTCTGTGTAATTTGTTCTCTCATTGCGTCTTGATACTCTTCAATTGCACTTTGAACTTGTATCAGGGATGTTTGATCTCCTGTTATTTTTGATGCCATGAACGCCTTTTTATATGCCTCCATCAGCGTTTCATAGTCATTGGACATAAAGTCCGAGTATCCACTGTTAAAATCGGGCTGCGGACTTCGGACTATAAACCGCTCATGTTGTCGAACATGAATCGTTGCGATCAGAATCAGCGTAAACAAAAGGGCAGTGAGATACCCGACCATTATCTTGTTGATGAGTAATAAAATGCCAGTCGCACAATCTTTCTTTGAACCTGGTGCAACACAACGTCATTTGCGTGGTGTAGATGCATCTGAATATACACGATTTGTTCGCATGGCTGCAACAGTGGCTCCCTATATTAACCCAACAACTCCGATTGGAACACCCAATCCTCTTGGGTGGAGAAGTCAACAAGCAAACTTAGATGCTCGTGTCGTAAGTACTCTTTTTTCCGGTCTAAGACCGTTTGTTGCGAATAAGTAATGAGTTGTCCATCAGGATTTGAAGTTGCATTACCTACAACCTGTCGAATCGTGTGCCCTTCTGAGTTCAAGTACGTTCATGACGGAACCGATCGATGTGTATCAAAGAAAGATCCTCGCTACAGCCTCAAATTAAAGACTGTTCCACAAGGATCTGATCCTTCGGTCTTTTCAGCAGAACAGAGTCGATTTCTTACAGAGTTTATTCAAATTACAAAAAGAACTGCAAATCAATCGGACGTTGATCCACATGATCAAGTTTCTAAAGTGTATACGGAAGCCATTGATACGCTCAAACCCTTTCGTTCTCCGACTCAACCGTCGGTCGACATTGAAACAGCACGATTGGATATTCGAAAGATGTCCGAAGCTCATCTAAGAGCACTGCAAATTTCATTGTTTTTTGTGATTCTCGCGCTCTTACAGTACTTTGTTCTTCCATCCTCAATCGTTCATGGATCTGCATTCCTGACTTTATGTATTGGGTTTTCCTTAGCAATCTATCTTTCCAATAAATAATGGGTAATCAACTGTTCAAATGTCCAGTCGAAGCAGTGTATGGAGCAGCCCCTCTCTCCTGTGTAATGTCCTGCCCGAATACGTATGAACTTAAGATGGTTGAAGGTGCTCAACGATGTGTAAACATTGTAGACCCAAATGTATCGGTCCATCTGATCGCGCAACCTGCAGTCGGTCGAAAATTTGATGAACCTACGATGTTCAATATTGAAAGCTTAAAAGAATCTGACGCAGATGCATATACTCGATATTCTGCTGAACTCGCTCGATTCAAACGAGAACTTGAAAAGGCTGATTTGAAAGTGAAACATAAAGCGAAAGTCGATGCAGCGGCTGTGAGTGTACTCGCTGCAAGTGGAAATGATCAAACTGCAAATGCACAGTATGCGGCATTGACAAACGATCCTCAAGCATTGCAGAAAATGTACGATGATCAAGTCAAAAAAAACACGGATCAATTTATCAGCGAATATCGCTTCCTAAACACTCAAGCACTTCAACAACAGCAGTCACTGGATCTCATCAATAGTGTCAAAGATAATCTGATGACCGTGAAGGATGATATGGAATATTCAGTTGAAGTCTTTGGTAAACAAGTGAATGATATACGTAACCAGATCAATATCAATCGAAAAATACGACAACAGGCGGTTGATTACGGTACTTGGTTGAACATTGGATTGAATGTCATGATCGTGTTCGCATTAATTTACTTACTGTTTGTAGTTGGAAAGAAGTGGGTGAGTCGATCTACATCTACATCAACATCTAGTGAAGACACAACTGCCTTTTTTAATGCATTTACGAAACATTTATCTGCGTCAGCACCTGCTGGCGAAAAGAAATGAAATGGGTAATGGAGATCACCGACTCTCGTACGGTCGCTGAATTTCAAAAAACAACCTTTTGTGGACATCCACGCGCACATGTTCGAAAGGTATTAATACAAACGATTCAATTAGGTCACGCAGATTATGCGTGTTACTGGACTCTGGAGTTGTTGTGCTCAGGACTTGTACATAGTCTATGGGGAGCCTTCTTCGAAGCCGCAGCTCTTCATATTAACCGCGCACAACCGAATGTTTTTCTCTATTTAGCGAAAGCTTACGAAACCTATGCACCGATCGAAGCTGGATACGATATTCAAACGATGACTCGTATTCGAAACCATCCAGACATTCGAAAGATGGTCTGTGAAGTTGCTGCAACACTGGCGTTATGTCGCAAGAACAAATTGATGACACTTCCAACACTGAAACCTTCACATGCTTTCGATCCAGTCACCATTCAAGAAAGTTTGAAATCTCCTTCGCGATTGTATGGAACTCAAGTCTTGAAACCGAACGATCCTATGCCTGTAGCCATTCCAATCAATGAGTTTTGTTATTGTATTCGATCCGACGTTCGCGACTTGACACGGGCCTTTTACTGGATGTCATGGGTCTTCACGTTTTGTCGAGAACATAAGAAGCAAACTAAAACCAATCTTCTCTTTTCTTCACGAGGAGATGAATACGTTTCAGGAAGCGACAGTACCCATCCAGTCTGGATCTTCTGGGACGCAGTACGAAAGAACAGTCCACCTACGGTTCGAGAATACACTGATATTCTATATCGTATTCATTCATTGCGATGGACTCCATCGGATAAGAGCAAACGAGTCCTATTGCTCGCAGCAGTTACATTGTTATGCGAAGGATCGTTGGATATGACACCTTGTACACCTACACTTCAAGTTTCAAATGTTCTGAACGGAATGCCAGGATGGATTGATGCAATTGTGAAGATGCAGAGAAGCTTCTCGAGTTGAAAAACGAATGAACGATCGTCCAAAATGAATCTCATTCATTCAAAATGTTCCGTCCATGTTTCTCTGCAACTCAAGTCGCGGGCGCGATTGGTCGCCATAAGTTTCAAACCACTCATCAGGTCATGTATGAAGTCTTTAAGAAGGATCCTGTCTATGAAAAGAAAATTGAAGAACTCGAAAAGTTTCATAATCGTAAAGCCATTCTAAAGTTCAAAGGCTCCATTCTAAAAGACCGCGAGATTCAACGATCAGTCTTCGCAGCTCTAGATAATTGTAAAATAGCAGATGCAGCCGTTGCAAATGAAATCAACGCAACCACTGTATTAGTTGAAGCAGAGAACCGTAGTCATCAACTTGACTTGAAGAAAGCCGCAGGTGAAACAATTTCAGAAGCAGAACAAGTCGCAACTGAGGCGGAACTTCTTCGTGCAAAGGAAGTTAAAAAACAAGCCTCTGAAGCCGTCGCAGCAGCTCCAAGTGTCAATGATACACTCGACTCTGTTGAGAAGACTTGTAAAACAGTTCTGTCACGAAGACCTGATCTATCTCCCGAGATGGCGACACAGATCCTTGCAGACGCACGAGGAGAAGTGATGAAAAAACGTGGTCTTCAAAATGAGACTGCAATTCTTGATAAGTATGAAGTTGAGCGTAAGGTTGTTGTCAAGGAGCGTAATACTCGCATGCTTCGAATGGACAAAGATACGTTTGTACTCGTAGGTCGAACGGATGGATACGTAGAAGAGCAAGATCGAGTGGTCGATTCAAAAGATCGTACTACCTACTGGAAGACAGTTCCTATCTACGATGAAATTCAGCTTCGAGTGTATATGCATCTACTCGATGCAGCAGAGGCTGAACTGATTGAGCGATTTCCAAACGGTTCAACTCGTACGACCATCTTCAAGAATGACCCTGAATTATGGGCAGACATTGAAGCAAACCTTACACTTACAACCAAACGAATGAATGATATCCTTGCAGATGCGTCAAGTTTAGAGGAGCTTGTCTTCAAGAATACAATCGAGAATGGAAATTAGTATCGTGGAGCACAAACCTACATGGGCAAATCAATTAGGTCGTTCGTATGAAACGAAATTCATTTATACTGGAATGGGTCGTGTGAATACACAGACTCAAACCTATCAAGCGTTTCAACATAGTTCTAACTTTTTACTTTTTGAACGTCCATTCAAATCAGGTGTAATCTCGCGGGCTTATTCAACCGAACTTGCGACTGTCACCGAATATTCACAAACACCTCGTCGATGGAAAGAAGAAACTGTCAATGGTACATTTTACTTTGAACAACTCCCTACTGCGTAGGTTTACGTGATAAGAAAAGACAGTCGCAGAACAAATGGAGGCATACGATGTTCTCGCAATCGCTCTTTCATCCTTGATTATGTTAATTGTCATTCATCTATCAGTCTTTGCCGTGATTCGATGGATGTATCCTCCGATCTCTCATCCACAAATGAAAGTTGTAGAAACAATTCCTCCGCCTTTCAGACAAGCCCCGATACCTAAACAAGAAATTGATGTACCCACGTATGTACCGCCTGTACAAGTGGAAGCCCCTCGTGAAGAAGGGCGTACCGAACCTGGAGCTAAACAAGGTACCGCAGTTGAACGGCCTTCCTGGTTGGTTGCTGTTGACCCAAAAACCCTCGACCAATGAGTTTGTTGCAGTAAGTATTGATGAAAAAGGAGGACATTTAGAAGAGCTTCCGATCATTTTAGATGAGCGTATCTGTTGTGATACAATCTTTCGAACCACACGTATTTCAAAAGATGTCTTTGTTATTAATGATCTATGGGTGATGAATGGAACTAACGTTCATTCGCTTGGAAACTGGACACAGCGTCAATCATGGATCGAAGAGTGTTTACGACTCTTTCATCAACCTGATTTAACTGCGTTAGTCACACTCTCGGATGCGCCTGTAGGGACGCTTGTTCGAGGGTATGAATATTATGATGATGTACCAGGCAGCATTGGAGTCTTTTCGTGCGAAGATGTAAATGCCTGAAACATGTGGAGGTCGCCGTAGTAAACGAAAAAGCAAGGCTCAAACTCGCCGTTCCCGTACTAAACGTTCACGCACTCGTCGTTCACGCACCCGTCGTGGAGGTGCTGCGTTCCCTAGTTATGGAGGACCTGTATTAGGACAAGGTGGACAACCTGCAGGCGCTGTGTTTACAGGAACCAGTGTTGCAGGTAAAGAAGCTGTAGTTGTAGGAGGTCGAAGAAGAATGCGAGGAGGTACTGGAGGTGAAGGAGTTGGAGTTGGATTTCGAGGAGAAATTGGAGGTACACGTTGGCCAATTGCAGAACGTAGTCCAGCACCTACAACAACTCATGTTTGACGTTGTAATGCATCCGCCCATACGTAAGGCATATACTTTGGATTATTGGTTGTAATGAAAGGTCCTCCTACTTGTGCAACACGTAAACGCATTCGTTGCATTGTAAATTGAAGCTCCGTAAACTCAATGGATTCTTTCCAAAGTCGAAATGCAGTCATTCCCGATGAAACTAACATGAATAGATCCCCTGTTGCAAACCCTACAAACAATGCGATCAACGGCATGAGAATCATATCGTTGAACCGTTGAAGGTAAGCACTCCACGTTGTGACAATACATTTTTCTCGTAGTTGTATGAATCGTTCAGCTGCTTTAAAAGGATTTTTAGGCAGTTCCATCTTCATCTGCCTCAATTCTTACTCCTTCGTTAGGAAACAACCTATCTTCTCCAGACGCTGCATCGGTATAGACGATTCTTAAATCCCAATGGATTCGAAGTAATCGAAACAAGAGATCAAGTTGAATCACATTGCCCGGCATAATGTATCGATTTACTGCATACGTGATGTCTACTCCTGTAGATTCGTCACCAATCCAAGTCCATGGACTTGAAACAGGATCAAATGGATTGCCATTAAATTGTGTGATTTCTTCACCCTCGTACAAGAGTCGACGACGAGTTTCACTTCCTTTCACCCACTCCTCTACATAAATACAGTCTTCTGGAACAAAAGTCATTGATTCATGATAGGTTTCATAATCGGATAATAGATATTTGCGTGATATCTTACCACGATCCATGCGGTGATTGAAGATTCGTTTGAGAGCATGAATAAACCTGAAAAAACACATATACTATATGTTACGGGCGACTGCGTAAGCTTCAAACTTGGCTTCGAGAGCGGCTACCTGTTGTTTCAGTCGTTCAGTAGTTTCATACTGTCGTTGAAGAGTTAGTTCAAGTTCCTTGTTTTTTTGAAGTAAGGGTGCAATGATCTCTCGTTTGAGAATCACCACTGCATTCTTAGCTACGTAGGTCGCAGAAGGCATTTGTGTATTGATTAAGATTTTAGAAGCCTGTTGCCACAGTGTAACTAGGTTCAGGAGGTCCGCCTGCTTCAGGTGCATACGGTTGCTTGAATTTCTCGAGGATTGATCCAGTTGTGAACATTTCAGTTGTATCGACTGGTTGTAAATACAAGAACATCACTTGATCAAATTGACATCCCATTGAAATCGCCGTTGCAAGGGATGTAATTACGAATGGAGCCGCAACAATAAACCATGAAACAGGACTCAATCCGATTCCGCAGAAGGTATCAAGAACCTTGACAACTGCAGCTCCTAATATCAACTTGATTGTGAACGTAAACCACAATCCTAACGAAAGATCTAGACCTAGTTGAACTACTAGAAAAATTAAATACAAGAGAGCGGGTGGACAGAGTGACTCAATAAAACGCATATTCACACACTTATTGTTAGACTATACAAAAATGACGGATGTGGATATGATTCAATCACTTGCTGGATGTACACTTGAACAAGCTCAGATTTCATTGAATGAATATGGATCTATTGAAGCTGCGGTCGATGCACTTCTAGCGAGACCTACTGTCTCTGGGCAAAAGTATATTCCTACAATTGTGAAACGTCCGCATCAAGATCCTGAGCAAGAAGAACGATGTGCGAATGGACGTGCTCTCATGGATAAACTTACCGTTGTAGCCTCAGCCGCCCACTCGAAAATCCGATCCGGGCAAGCGCTGGAGGCTCACGCGGTACAGAAGGTTGACTCGGTTCCTGACGAAGGGAAGTCTGTGGTGTCGCTGCCTGAATCACAACAGGATGATCTCGCTGAAACTCTTCCATCATCGTAGCAATTCGAGTTGCTTCTGTAAACAAATTCATAGAGCGAATATGTTCCTTCACCATCGTTTGACGTGCTGTATAGGTTTCAGGAACATCTAGAGATTCAATCGCTGCAATCCATTCTTCAGGGACTTCGCGACGACATCCTATTCCTGCAGGGACAATCCATTCTTCAACGCCTTCAGTACTTCCTGTAGGCTTTATGTTTTCGGTTGCAGGTGTTGAATAGATGACTGGAATACCGTTATACATAGCTTCCACTGCGATACGACCGAAACTTTCATAATATGAAGGAAATAGTAGAATTCGTGTTCGCTTGAGAATCTCACGAACATCGTTCTCGAACGAAATCCATTCAATGTTAGGAGGAGAAGGTGGAACCCATAATTCACCATAATAGGGACGAACCGCTAGAAATTTACGTGAGGGCATGCGTTTAGCGAGTTCAATGAACTGATGAACCCCTTTATTGACGTTAGCATTCACAAGTGTAATCGCATCGCCTGTACCTGCAAAGTTTTCAATTCGTATTTTATGTTCATGCATCAACGGACGAACGACTGCAGTACGAACAATTGAAGTAGGAAACGGTGTCACTTGACTTCTAAAATGAGGTTCCATCGTTCGATTAATGAAGAGAAGCATTTCCACCCATCGTGTGGATGCGTTTTGAGAGATGGCATTGTACGAACCGTCATAATGCGCAGTCACAGCGATTGGACGATAATATCCACGTGAATTCAACTTTCGAACGTGAGGTAGACAGGGTGCATGAGGACATACCCATAATTGACTTGCATCTAGAAACGTACCTGCTGCTGAGTAATGCATAAATCGAAAGCCATTCCACGTTCCTCCATTAAATCCCTCTTTTGGTTTTTCAGTCGTCAGAAACAGTGTCGTGTGACCGCGTTTCTGAAATTCGATTGCGAGATCGATATCGTGTAAAAAAGCCCCACACAAGTCGGGCATACGAGTTGCAAAGAACAGAACCTTCATTATGTAGAACCATCTACTCGAGTTTTCTTAATCAAGCGTGATGAGTCACCTCCCCACGTCCAACTTTGAACCCAGTTATTTGTATTGTGAAATTCAGATTCCTTGATAGGAATGAGGGGTTGATAGTAATTTGGAATTGTCTTATCCATGATGGTTGAGGCTTCCTTTTTCATACGCGGAAGACTTGAACGGAGTAAATAGGACTCGTCGTTGACAGCATCTGCTTCACGTCCTTGACCTAAGTTTGGAGTTGTTGAAAATGGACGTACCCAGAGTTGTTTAGGACCCTTGACTCGAATACCTGTTTCATCGCCTGTACGAAGATCCGTGCTTACATCAATCTCACATCCTGCGCCGAGTCCATATCCACCGCGTGCAATCATACCTGGTTGATCTGCCATTGCAGACGCTGGACTTAGTGCGCCTGTACAATCTCCGCCTCCGAAATAAGAAGTTTGACGTCCTAATGCGGCTTCATTTGCATAGGTATTTTCAGTAACATACGATTGATCCACCTTTCCTCGTGTATTTGCAAAAAACCAGTCGACTGTATTGGACGACATTAACCCTTATCATGAAACCTAGAAAGTTTCACAGAAAACGAACACTGTACATTAAATCCGACTCGAAGCAAATGCAGCCATCTGATTGGCACGAACATGATGTATGCGGAGAGTATGTGGTAGATGTCTTTGGACGCTTGCGTGACAAGTCTGTCGCATGCGTGCGAATCAAAGGGTTCAAGCCATATTTCTATGTAAAAACTCAAGACAATCCAGGTCAAGCTGAGAAAGTTCAACGATACGATGTGATGGCAGGATTTGATTCACTTAAAACAACCAGTGTCTGGAAAGTATCGTGTTCCTCACTCAATGAATATCATGCGAAGGTACGTGATCTGAATGCGAAGAAACGAGTCATGTATGAATCGAACCTTCCACCCTTTCTTCGTCTCCTTCATGAACGTCATCTAGGTCCTGGTTCTCCGATTCAATTTGAAGGCGACGAGATTGATATTCCAGAAGATTCAGAAACGAATGAACCTCTCTTTGGTGTCGATCGTTTCTTTGAATGTGACTGGACTGATGTGAAACCTTCGCAAGGTGATATTCCACTCAAAGTAGCCTGTTACGATCTTGAAATGTGTCCTACAGAGGGCAATCAATTCCCAATGGCGTCAAAGGATCCGATCGTTCAAATCGGAATCTCGTATCGCTGGTCGAATGATATGATGACGCCACTTTCTAAGAAGGTGTTTGTACTCGGAACTGTAGATGCTTCAGACGATCCGACTACTGAACATGTGATGTGTAAAACTGAAGCCGATATGCTTCTGAAGTTTGCAGATTCTGTACGTCAAATGAATCCTGATGTGATGGCAGGATACAATACGTTTGGTTTTGATGACGCGTATATTGAAGATCGATGTCGTAAACTAGGAATCCTTGAAGAAATGAACCTCTCTCGAGCTCCTATTGCAAAAGTCAAAAAGGGAGATCGTTGGGATATCAAGTTCTCAGAAACGAAGAAGTTTGAACTTGCGTCAGGTAAGTATGAACTACGATATCTAATGATGCGAGGACGACTCCCAATTGACCTTCTTCTAAACATGCGACGCGAACACTCATTGGATTCGTTCAAACTCGATAGTGTATCAAGCGTGTTCCTACGTGACAAAGTCATACAGTATTCGAATTCAACCATTACAACAAAAAGCACTCGAGGCTTATGTGTGAACAACTATGTTCGATTTGACCTGGTTGGAAACACAACGGATCCTTATCGCGAAGGTGAGAAGTTCAAAGTTCGTTCAATGACTCCTACAAGCTTTACAATTGAAGCTCCTTCTGATCTCTTCAGTGAACTCTCTGAGAAAGAACTCAAGTCTCTTGAATGGACGTTCACTAAAGACGATGTAGAACCTCATGAACTGTTTCGCCTTCATCGCGAAGGAGGTTCTTCAGGACGTGCTCGTATTGCTCGATACTGTATTCAGGATTGTGATCTAGTATTGACTCTTATGGCGAAACTCGATACGATTGTCAACGCACGTGGTATGGCAGACGTATGTAAGGTTCCGATGCAATTCGTACTGATGCGCGGTCAAGGAATCAAGATCTTCTCAGCAGTTGTTTACTATGCATCTCAACGGCAACAGATTCTTCAAGTTCAACATGCAGTGGGTGATGATGAAGCAGGATACGAAGGTGCAGTGGTGATTAGTCCGAAGATTGGAATGTACCTAGATCAACCGATCTCCGTTCTGGATTTCAATTCATTGTACCCTACGAACATGATTGCCTATAACATCTCGCCCGATACACTCGTCAGCGTACGAGTCTTTGATGAGAATGATAAGCAACTCGATCACTTATGCGAAGGACTGAACTATACTGGAATGCAGAACTTGAAGAAACAGGGATATGTACTTGATGAAGTAGAATACGATAACAAAGAGACAGGTGGAAAGACGGTGTGTACCTACATACAGCCTCAAAAAGGGAATGAGATGTTAACAGGTGTCTTGCCAAAGACACTTGAGATTCTACTCGCAAAGCGAAAGGAATATAAGCAGATGATGGAGGATCCTAAGTATGATGAAGCTCAGCGATCTGTTTACAATGGCCTCCAACTGGCTTATAAAGTGGTTGCGAATTCCGTGTACGGACAAACAGGTAGCAGAACCTCTCCTATCCGAAAACTCTGTGTCGCAGCGTGCACAACGGCAGCAGGACGAAAAGCCCTCTACCTAGCGAAGAAGATCGTAGAAGATGAGTTCGGAGCTGAAGTGGTTTATGGAGATACAGATTCCATCTTTATCAAGTTTCCGACTCAAGATCTCGCAACTTCGATTGAGTTGGGTATTAAAGCAGGTAAGCGAATTACAGAACAGTGTAGACGTCCTTACAAGATTGCCTATGAGAAGACGTTCTATCCCTTCATTCTGTTCTGTCGTAAGCGATATGTTGGTATGAAATATGAAGAAGACCCGAATCCAAAGAAGGCAAAACGTATGTCAATGGGAATCGTGCTGAAACGACGAGATAATGCGCCGATTGTCAAAGATGTGTTTGGAGGTGCGTTAGACATTCTACTTACAAGAGGTTCCGTCAAAGACGCACAAGTGTTTGTTCGAAACAACTTAGTGGATGTTCTTAATCATCGAGTACCTCTTGAAAAATTCATTGTGAGCAAATCGTTGCGTGATGATTATAAAAACGCAGATCAAATCGCTCATCGTGTTCTAGCAGATCGAATGGCTGAACGTGATCCAGGTACTGCTCCAAAGGTAGGAGATCGCGTTCAATATGTATATGTAGCAGAGAACAGCTATCAAGGTAAACAAGGTGATCGTATTGAACATGTAGATTATGTGAGAGCTAACAAGCTTCATTATGATGCATCGTTCTACGTCGACCATCAAATTCAAAATCCTGTCGCACAGCTGTTTGCGTTATGTATTGAACAACTGGATGGATACAAACGTCCTGCAGTATCGTACGATGCAGTCTATCAAAAGAGCCTTTCAACAATTCGAACAAAACAACCTGACTTGACTCCGTCTGAGCTTGAAGAAGAAGCGACTCTACTCGTTCTGAAACATAAGGAAAAACAAATTGATTCATTGATGTTTCTAGGATCTCCTGAACTCTCTGCGATTGTTCGTAAACGAGGACATTCACTTGTGAAAGGTCCGATGGACCGATTTATGAAGAAAACGGAACCTTCTAAATAAGGGATGTCAAATGGAAGAAATGACTCCTAAGCCAACCATTGATATCACAGACGATGAAGAGAATGCATTGGTCGTAGCAGAACGAAAGAAGAAATTCATTCGACTGTTAAAACTAACACCTCAGAACAATGATGTGATCGAAATTTGGCGTAGAATTCATATATGTAAGATCGGAGTCCCTAGAGAGTTTGTCAATTATACCGAGTATCTGCGCGCAGTGGAAGATCCAGATCCCTACGATGAAACATACATCTTCTTCTGTATGAAAAAGTAGCTTTCGCACATTACACTCTATAACGTCAATGTCTAACCTTTCACAAGGAATCATCTCAGTGGTTCGAGATCTCATTGAGTCAGAAACTCAATTTTTTCGTACTGCAGCCATTATGCAAGAACCTCAGCGAAGTCGTGTATTAGCGAATCATTCTCGTACAACCCATGAGATCCTTTCATTATTGAAACATATCGTTGCGCCTACACAGAATCAACCTCGATTTGTAGTCAATATTCCGATTCCACGTAGTGCGACGGAATCTCTTTTTGAAGATGTTTTAGTAACACCTACTACCGCTCAATTGATACAAGCATGCGAACATGATGTAGAGTCTGACTCTAGTAATTGTGCAGTGTGTCAAGAGTCTATTCTCGTTGGAACACGTCTAAGGAATTGTAGACACATGTTTCATCGAGAGTGTATCATGGATTGGTTTGGAAGGAGTTCACGCTGCCCTGTTTGTCGCGACGACGTTCGTGTGCGACTACCAACGGATCGTGTTCAATCCACGTCTTCTGTCGCAGAATCTCATTCAGTTCAGGACTGAATTTAGTTAACGGTGCAGGAGGAGGCAGACTCTCTGAGGTTCCATATTGAAGTGTCTGTACCATACGGCGTATATCATGTTGACATTGAACTGCAAGACTCTGTACATCTGAATTCGGAAAGAATGAACTTAACTCTGCAGGTTTAGGTGGATAACATCGAATCACTTCAATTTTTTCAGACGACTTGAAGATACGCGGTACTTCATTGCATGTCATTAAAATAGGGAGTTTTCGTTCAGGAGAAATCATCCATTCTACTAATTTTCGTTGTGCATGTGAATCTGAACCATCGATTTCATCTAACAGTAAACAGGTTGACTTTGTATCACCGCGAATCAATGAAAGAATACTTTGACGACTTTGATAACTAGCCACCAGTCGTGCAACATCATCGTGACTTCGCATAGTTTGCGTTGCGTTAATCTCTAAAGGTTCCATTCCACAGGTGCGAATGGATGCAAGCGCCATCGTAGTTTTACCAATACCAGGCGAACCGTGTAATATCAATACATTCGAATACGGTTTTGTTGTTAAATAACCTATAAGTCGTTGTTTAACATTCGTGTGTCCAATGACCTCATCAAGAATGAGAGGGCGATGGATTTCACTTAACATGTCTGAGTTTCACAGGGGATGAGAAAATGCTTGTTCAAAGAACAATGGATGTTCCTCAACATGTTCTTCGTAGTCTATTTAAAGACACTTCCTTCCCATTGATTCAACATCATGTAGACTCATACAATGCCATGTTAGAATCAAGTATTCCGAACTTTATTCGGGCTTCGAATCCGCATGAACTTGAGTTACCAGAAGGTCGATACATTCGCGTCTTCATCGGTGGACGCGATGCATCCAAATTGAAATGGTCCAGTCCAACAGACGAACTTGGAAACGCAGTTCTTCCTCATGCATGTCGATTAGATGATCGTACGTATTCAGTGGCGCTAACTGCAGATTTAGAAATCGAGTATGTGATGCCAGGAAGTGCAAACGTGGTCCGTGAATTCAAAGACGTATTGATCGGAAAGATTCCATTAATGTTACGAAGTCGATTGTGTTATTTGACTGGAATGGATGGATATGAAGTAGGTGAATGTAAATTTGAATTGGGCGGATACTTTATCATTGATGGAGCTGAGAAGGTGTTACTGACTCAAGAGAAACTCGGTAACAACATGATGTATTCAGGTAAACGTATTCAGGCACCACCAAACGATCAAATTTCACGGGCAACTGAAAAGTCTGCGGCACTCGATTTTGCAGGGAACGCACATTTTGAATCACCGACTGAATTCTATACAGGAATTCGTTCAATCTCAGAAGATGCCAGTCGTGGACCGTATTCACATTTCTTAGTCATTCCAGATCAGAACCTCTACGATGAAAAAGGAGGTCCTCCTAATTTCGGACAACATAATCGCGTTGCTTCCATTACATTACCTGGATTCAGTCAACCGATTCCTTTGATCAGTGTGTTTCGTGCACTTGGATGCGCTTCGGATAAAGACATCTATGAACTTATACTCTTTGATCTAGTGAACTCGGAACGAAAGGTCTACGATGATCTACTCTCAACGTTAATTTTGAGTCACGAAGCATTTTTGAAACGCGAAGACAGTTCAGATCTAGACATTCTTAAGAAACAGACCCATACACGAAGTCGTGCAGAAGTCGTACGCAATCTCCACGAGATGTTGTTTCCTCATGTGGAAGGAAGTGAAGATACAGGTGGATTGTTCCGTCGTAAAGCCTATCAACTTGGACTCATGGTTCGAAATACGATGGATATCATTCTCGGACGAAAACCACCTTCCGATCGCGATCATTTCCAGTACAAACGCCTTGAAACATCAGGTGACTTGTGTTTCGGCGAGTTCCGACGTATTTTTCGTGACTTGTCTAAGACGATGTTACTAGAACTTGATAAGAAGGTCAATCAGTTTGAACGTGCATCCTATACAGGTACAAATCTCGCAAATGTCTTTCAACCTGAAACAGTTGGCTTCTTCTGGAAACCCTATCGCATGTTGAACGAGTTTCTGAAATCCTTCAAAGGTGCATGGGGAGGACGCGATGGAATCGCACAAGAATTAAGTCGTGTTTCGTATGTGGGTGTCATCTCTCATCTTCGTCGTACAAACCTCGCAATGGATCGAACTTCAAATAAACCTGAACCCAGACGCTATCATGGATCTCAATTCGGATTTATGTGTCCTGTAGATTCACCCGATGGACGTAATATCGGATACATTAAATCACTCGCAGTCCTTGCGCAGATTTCCACTGCGTTTCCGTCTGTGAATGTTCGACAATTACTCTCAGAATCTAAGTTAGTTCAACCACTTGAAGATATTCATCCAAGTCTGTGGGATCCTCGATGGACACCTGTGTTTTTGAACTCGGATTTAGTCGGTGCATGTATAGGGGATACGCGTGTTCTAGTTGCAATGCTTGTGGAGGCACGTAGAGGAGGTCGATTGAATCGTTCGGTCTCCATCGGATGGAGTCCAGTCAACAATCTCCTTCGCATCACATGTGATTCAGGACGTCCGATTCGTCCAGTCTATCGCGAAGGTACAACTGAAGACTCTGTTCGTGAAACGAAGTCCTGGACTGAAATCGCTGGGCAGTTAGACTATATTGATTCGCTTGAATCGGATTGTAGTCGTCTTTCATGGACTCCCTTTCATCCTACACTTCGATCCGAGATTCATATGTCGTTCAACTTGTCTGCACTTACAAACCTTACACCGTTCTCGGATCACAATCCAGGTACACGTAATGCGTTTGCGATTGCACAGACTAAACAGACAGCCTCTTGGTTTCATACAAATTACAAGAAACGCTTTGATACAATTTCATTGATGAGTGTTTTACCTCAGAAACCGCTGACACAAACATGGATGTACCGCGAGATGATGGGACCGGGTGGATGTATGGCATATGGTGAAAATACACTGGTCGCAATCACAACGTATGGTGGTTATAATCAAGAAGATTCAGTGATGATGAACGGTTCCTCTATGAAACGTGGTATGTTTCAGACGATGTATTTCCACAGCTACAAAATGACAGAAGAAATGATCGATCCAGCTACGCAACTTCATACTGAAATCACAAACGTTCTTCGACGCGAATCTGTCAAACGAAAGGAGGATATGGATTATGAACAACTCGATGCAGATGGAATTGTGAAAGTAGGGACCTATATTACTGGAAAGACAGTATTAGTAGGTGTAGTTGCACCTGTGATTGATGCGTCGGGTCATATCACTGGACATCGAGATGTATCGATGACTCCTAAACGAGATCAACGAGGACGAGTCGATGCAGTGTATCGATATTCAACGGAAGATGGATTACGAGGACTTAAGATTCGTATTGTTGAAGAACGCTATCCTGTACTAGGCGATAAAATGGGAAGTCGTCATTCACAGAAAGGTACCGTTGGTATGATTCTACCCGAAGAGGATATGCCGTTTACTGCACGAGGAATACGACCTGATATCATTTTCAATCCACATGCGATGCCAACTCGTATGACCATCGGTCAGTGGATGGAAAGTTCATACAGTCGGTTAGCGTTGAAACAAGGAGCCTTTATTGATGCAACACCGTGTACGACTCGTGATCGAGTTCAAACACTTCAGACCATTCTGACATCACAAGGATTTGAACCATTTGGTAGCGAAGTCTTGTACAATGGAATGACAGGTGAACAAATGGAAGTTGATATTTTTATGGGACCGACGTACTATCAACGTATGAAACACATGGTGGAAGACAAGATCAATTATCGCGCAACAGGACCTCGTAAAGCACTCACCCATCAACCTTTAGAAGGGCGATCCGATGAAGGTGGAATGCGTGTAGGTGAGATGGAACGAGATGCATTGGTATCACATGGACTTAGTAAGTTCTTAACAGAGAGCTTTATGGAACGATCTGATAAGACAGAAGTTCTTCACGATCGAACAACCCATATGTTGGATGTCAGTCGAGATACGTTAGAAATGCCCTATGCGATGTTTCTCTACACGCGAGAACTAGAGTCTATGCATATTACCGTTCAAGTACATACCGAGCCGAAAACGGATCCGAGCGTGTGAGGCCAATAAGGAGTATTCCACTCTACAATGAACTCTACTATCCAATCCAACTTTGAACAACTTGCTGCACGCCGCTACCCCAAGTCTAAGGAGATGCAGACAAACTATGTGAACGCACTCATTGACTGCAAACTCACTCCAGCCTATTACGCAGAAACTGCCTTCGGAAACTTTCCTTGCGAATGTCGTCCTCTCATGGAAGACGATCTAAATGATTGGACTGTCGTTAAACGTCGTGTTCGCGTCAAGAAGGTCAAGACTCAATCTCAACTCGAAGAAGAGTCTGAACTCAAGAACTGGGATGATATTGAACACTATGGACGTGCAACGTATACATACACTCAACCATCCTATGAACACAACGGTGCCCTCTTCGACATCGGTTCACGGTTCTAAACTAATTTTTTCATTTACCCGCTTAAAGGTAAGGGAGATGGATATAGTAGTGAAGATGTCAGATCATATCTACGTCACAAAGCGTAATGGTGATCGTGTTCCCGTTTCCTTTAATGAGGTTCTGACTCGAATTCAGAAACTCGCCGATGGACTTCCATATGTGAACCCTGATTTGGTCGCACAAAAGGTATGTACTCAGATTCAAGACGGTATTAAAACATCTGAATTGGATGAGTTTGCAGCTGAAGTGTGTGCGATGATGCAGGCACGATTTCACCCAAATTACGGTAAGCTTGCTGCTCGTCTAGTGATTGATAATCATCAGAAGAAGACACATTCTCTGTTTTCAGACTGTGTCGATCAGCTTGCGATGGACAGAGTGCTTTCAGACGATTTTATATGGTCTGTAAGTCGGAATCGTGTCGCATTGAATGCGATGTGTGTCTATGAACGTGACTTCATGTTCGATTACTTTGGATTCAAAACCCTTGAGAACGGGTATATGCTTCGCACGCGAGATGGAAAGATTTGTGAACGTCCACAACATATGTGGATGCGAGTCGCTGTACAACTTCACGGTACAGATCTCGGTAGGGTACAAGAAACCTATGATGCATTATCGCAAGGCTATTTCATTCATGCAACTCCAACACTGTTTAACGCAGGTACTCAACATTCACAATTAAGTTCATGTTTTCTAGTGAAGATGGAGGAGGATTCCATCAAGGGAATTTATGGAACGTTAGGTGACTGTGCTCAGATCTCGAAGTGGGCAGGAGGAGTTGGACTTTCGATTCACGACATTCGTGCACGAGGAGCAGACATTAAGGGAACCAATGGAAAGTCTACTGGAATTGTTCCTATGTTAAAGGTGTTCAATGATACAGCAAAGTATGTGAATCAAGGTGGAAAGCGTAACGGATCTTTTGCAGTGTATCTCGAGCCCTGGCATGCAGATATTGAAGAGTTCCTTCGTTTACGTTTGAACACTGGGGCAGATGAAGATCGTGCTCGAGATTTATTCTATGGACTCTGGATTCCCGATTTGTTCATGCAACGAGTTGAACAAGATGGTACTTGGTCGCTTTTTAGTTCAGATACATGTCCTGGACTTGCAGAGTGCTGGGGTGAAAAGTTCAATACACTTTACTGCGAATATGAGCGAAAGAATCTAGCAATGAAAGAGATTTCAGCTAAGAAACTATGGCAGATGATTCTGGATGCGCAGATTCAAACAGGTACACCGTATCTACTGTATAAAGACGCATGTAACTCCAAATCGAATCAACAGAATCTCGGAACCATTCAGTCCTCTAATCTCTGCGCTGAGATCATCGAGTACACCTCTAAGGACGAAACCGCTGTCTGTAATCTTGGATCCCTTGCACTTCCAAAGTTCGTGGAAGGAGGTGTATTTAACTTTGATAAGTTGCGTGCTTATACAGCCATTCTAGCTCGTAATCTCGATATCGTAATTGATAAGACGTATTACCCTACAGATAAGTGTAAGTATTCAAACAGTCGTCATCGTCCGATCGGAATCGGAGTTCAAGGGCTTGCAGATGTCTTTGCAATGCTTCGTCTTTCATGGAACTCAGACGGTGCAGCTAAATTGAACCGTGAGATTTTCGAGAACATCTATTTTGCAGCTGCAATGGCGAGTGTGCTTGGTGCAACGCGCGATGAATGGCGTGGACTTGCATTGAATGCAAATGCTTCTTATTCAAGTTTTGAGGGATCGCCGATGAGTCAAGGAAAGCTACAGGTTGATTTATGGGGAGAGAAGCCAGTTACAACGTATCTCAATTGGAACACTCTTCGAACCATGTGTGCAGGTGGAATACGTAATTCGTTAATGATTGCATTAATGCCTACCGCATCCACTTCACAGATTCTAGGAAATACTGAATGCTTTGAACCATTTACTTCAAATTTGTATTCGCGTCGTGTTCTAGCAGGTGAGTTTATTGTCATCAACAAGTATCTCGTTGAAGATCTCGTTTCACGGGGATTATGGACACCTGATGTACGAACAGAAATCATTGCAAATGGTGGATCCATACAGTCCATGACAAGCTTGCCAAGTGAACTGCGTGAATTGTATCGTACCGCATGGGAGATTCCTATGAAGACGTTAATTAACATGGCTCGCGATCGTGGTCCGTTTGTATGTCAATCTCAATCATTGAATCTGTTTGTCGCAGACCCTACTTATTCTAAATTGTCAAGCATGCACTTTTATGCGTGGAAGCAGGGTCTTAAGACTGGATGTTATTACCTTCGAACAAAAGCGGCTGCAAAAGCTCAACAATTCACAGTCGAACCATCCGCATGTATCACCTGCTCTGCTTAAAAAATATATGCGTTTAAATAAAAATGTCAGATCAGTGTCCTCCAGGTCAAATGAAGAATGATGCAGGCGAGTGTGTCCCAATGGGCGGTCGTCGCCGATCTAGTCGCAAGACTGGTCGTGTCGTAAAGGGTAAGACATTGAAGGTAAAGACTATCAAGCGT